ATGAAAGCGGCCCTATACGCCCGTGTGAGTAGCAAGGAGCAGGAGGAGAATGGGTTCTCGATTCCGGCCCAGCAGCGGTACGCTGCCGACTACTGCGCCAAGCACGGCTTGGAAATCGTCTCGGAATTCATCGATGTAGAAACCGCAAAGAAGTCGGGACGCACCAACTTCGGGGAGATGCTCAAGTTCTTGAAGAAGAATCCAAGCGTCAGGACGATAGTCGTCGAAAAGACCGATCGCCTCTACCGCAACTTCAAGGATTACATCCTCCTGGAAGAGCTGGGATTGACCATTCACTTCTACAAGGAGAACGTCATCCTGACTCCCGAGTCCAATTCTCACGAGAAGTTCATGCACGGCATCAAGGTCCTGATGGCGAAGAACTACCTCGACAACCTCAGCGAAGAGGTCAAGAAGGGGATGGGCGAAAAGGCGAGGCAAGGGATTTATCCGTCTCGCGCTCCCATCGGCTACCTCAACGAGCTCTCGAAAAAAACCTTGATTCGCGATCCGGAGCGGGCGCCGATCGTGACCAAGCTCTTTGAACTCTACGCCACGGGTGGCCGGTCGATTTCCGAGCTGCACCGATACGCGCTTGAAAGCGGGCTGACCTATCCGCCTCCGTTCTCGGGAAAACCCGTCTCTCGCAGCACCATCGCCAGAATCCTTACAAACCCCATCTATTCGGGCTCGTTCCTCTGGAAGGGCCAGCGCTTCGAAAGCACAATCGAGCGCTTGATTACTCCGGAACTCTACGAGCGCGTTCAGGCGATGATGCAAGAGCGATCGCTCGGGGTCGCCCAGGCGAGATCCTTCGCCTTCGTGGGTCTCTTGCGGTGCGGACACTGCGGATGCTCGATCACCGCGGAGATCAAGAAGCAGAAGTACATCTATTACCGCTGCACCGGCTTCAAGGGGAAGTGCCCCGAGAAGTACTTGAGGGAGGAGCTTCTCGAAGAAAAGCTCGATGCCTTGGTGCGGATGATCCAGGTGCCGGATCAGGTCATCGACTGGATGCAGCAGGCTCTCAAGGAAAGCTATCAGGATGAGCAGGAATTTCACCAAGAGGCCAGTCAGGCCCTCAGGCAGCAGGAAGAGCGTCTGGAGACCCGATTGGGCAAGCTGTATGAGGACAAGCTCGATGGCCTCGTCTCGGAGGCCTTCTGGCTAACGAAGCAGCGTGAGTACCAGGAAGAACTCGAGCGCGTTCGGACCAAGCTGAAGGCCCACCAGGTAGCGGACGCCAAGTACATCGACTACGGCGTTCAGGTCCTCGAACTGGCTAGAACCTTGTATCCACGCTACTCCCAGCAAAGTGCCTTCGAAAAGAGAAAAATGCTGGATTTCGTACTTTCGAACTGCATTTTGATGGACGGTGAGCTGACGGTCGACTACCGCCAACCCTTTGATATCCTTGCCTCTGCGGCGGATATGACAAAAAAAAGAGACTGGCTGGACCCATCGGATCCAACCAGTCTCTCCATCAGGCGCGGCCAGAGGGATTCGAACCCCCGACCTAATGATTCGTAGGCCTTTGCTCGTGACTCAATCTGTCCAACCTTGCCCACCTATTTTACCCGAAATCCGCATGGGATGCTGGTTTTTGATATAGACAAGGTTGGACAGGTTGAGTCAATCTAGGTAAGATAATTTGGCACCCCGGCACCCTGGCACCCTCCGAAAAGGACCTGGAAAACCTCTCCCATGGCCGTCTACATGACCCAGCAATGGCTGGAGAAGCTCAGGCCCTCCGATACCCGCGTCGAGCACTTCGACGAGAAGGAGGCAGGCCTCCTCATTCGTATCTCGCCATCAGGCAAGATGACCTGGTACGTGATGTATCGGGTTGCTGGCGACCCCAAGCGAGTTCGACAGCGGCTGGGGGACTTTCCTAAGCTCAAGCTCGCGGAGGCACGTAAGGCTGCCCGCAGGATCATTGACGATGCGAGCGACGGGATCGACGCCTCCGAGAGCAAGCGTAGGAAGAAGGAGGCCGAGCTCACGTTCGGTAAGCTTGCCGAACAGTACCTTGACCGCCATGCCAAGCTCAATAAGGACTCCTGGAAGGAGGACGAGAACCGAATCAACCGCCACCTCCTACCGGTTTGGGAGAAGCGCAAGGCCATTTCTATCAAACGTCGAGACGTGATCGCTCTGCTTGATTCCATCATCGAGCGCGGTAAAGGCGTTGAGGCGAACCGCACCTTGGCCCTCGTCCGCGTGATCTTCAACTGGGCCATCAGCCGAGACCTCCTGGAGACCAACCCATGCACAATGGTCAAGGCTCCGACCAAAGAGAAAACGCGTGATCGCGTCCTCAAGGACCATGAGATCCAGGCCTTCTGGAAGGCGACCGAGAAGGAGGGCGACCTCATCAGGGCGATCTTCCGCCTCATCCTCATCACGGCCCAGCGCGGCGGAGAGGTCATGATCATGCGCTGGCAGGACATGGACCTTAAGGCCGGATGGTGGACGATTCCAGCTGAGTACGCCAAGAATGGGTTATCGCATCGGGTGCCCCTCACGCCCATGGCGCTCGGCATCCTCGAAGAGCTCAAAGTCCGAGCCAAGAATCCCAAGCTCAAGACCTGCGGTTCTCAGTGGGTTTTCCCTACCTACAGCCGCAAGACCCCAGGTGAGGACCTGCACGTCGGCAATATCCAGAAGGCGGCCGACAGGATCCAGGACACCGCCCGGAAGATTCTCAAGGTCAAGGTCTTCGACTTCCAGGCCCATGATCTCCGGCGGACAGCCGCCTCCAACATGACTTCCATGGGCTTCGACCGCTACAAGCACGTTGCTAAGATTCTGAACCATGTCGAGCCTGGTGTGACGGGCGTTTATGACCGGCACAGCTATGATGCTGAAAAGCGGGAGGCCCTGGAGGGCTGGGCGGTGAAGTTGGGGGAGATCCTGACGGCCAAGCCTACGAGTGAGGAGTCCACTCCTCCTTCGGCTTCCCCACTAGACCAGGCGGAATGATGATGCCGAGCCGGTAGCCGAGCAGGTCAGGCATAACGCCGAGTTCTTCCAGGACCTCGCGCACGTCCGGCTCCTCGCGCCGGATCCGCTTGATCGCTGCATCGGGGATCAGGAACCGTGCCGCCCAACGCCAAGCTACACGGTAATCCCTGCGCATGGCGCCGGCTCGCTTCTTGAGGGTCGGGGCGTCGTCTTCCAGCGGGAAGCGGAATCGGAACTGGTGACCAGGCCAACCGAGCGCCAGGACGCCGAACATCATGGCCACGCCGACCACAGCCTCCGGCTTAGAGATAGAAGTACCATAGCTGATCGTGCAGGTGCCCGTAGGGTTGATCGTTAGGCAAACGTCGTTGACCAGACGGCGGGGGCGCACTTCGGCGTTGTGCTTGGCTTCGAGGCGGGCGAATCGTTCCACGATGAGGCTAGGATGGCGTCAATAGCTCTTGCTGTCGGTCGGGCGGCCTTGCTGGGTCATAACGAAACGTAACCCTTTGCCTCATTGAATTTGAGCATCACGTAGGCTGCGAGGTTGCTGTTGTAAGAGCCACTGCGGAGCGCCTCGGCGAGCACTGCATCAATCGCTTTGAGTGTGCCTGTATCGATGGCTTCGCGTTTCGCCTCCCGGAGCAGAGCGTCCTTAGAACTGCGTAGGCTATTGAGCCGGGACATGTCGAGTTCATATCGGGTTGTTCCTGGTTGGTACTTCTTGAGGTTGTCGAGCAACTCCCTCTCGCGGGGAGCGGTTTCCGCTTCGATTTTCTCAGCACTCGCAGTGTAAATGGGGAGGGCATACTGCCGGATAATACTAGCCGCCACTCGCCCTGCCAGTAAATCCTCATATTTGGCTTGTTCCTCTGGAGTCACTTGGTCGGATGGTGCAGGAGAGGATCCGAGACGTTGTCCTGGGGAGGTTGTTTGGATCTCGCCGACCAAGTCTCTGGGGATGAAGCATCCAGCAACGGTCAGCAGTAACAAATAAGCGAGCACTAGTCGGGCAGGCTTCATTATCTACCCCCGCTTCCTCATCTTCTTCATGAGCGCTTCATTCTCGCGCCAAATCTCATCCAGGTTTTCCAGGATGGCTCGCCGCTCATGCTTCGGTAGATACCAGAAGTCGGACTGGCTGGAGTAGTCATGAGCTGTCGCTGCGCCGGTGCGGATCAGCACCTCGCGCTCCCAGTCATCCGGCTCGTCCTCGATGTCGTCGGGAACGTCGAGGCCGCCGGAGAGCAAGCCAAACTGCCTCAACCCTCTAAGGCGCGTTTCGCCAAGCTCATCGGCGTCCGCCCAGGCCTGCATCTCCTCAACGGAGACGCCCAGCACCGGCGCAAGCTTTGCTATCACCTCTGGGGTTGGCTCCCGCTGACCGTTCTCGATTCGGTTGAGAAGCGGCTGGGAGATCTCTGCCTGCTTGCTCAGCGCCAACCCGCTAAGCCCACAAGCCTCCCGAAGCTCTTTCAGTTTCTTTGCAAACGAAGTTGCCATGTTTGGCATATTACACGCTCGCTAGAAAAAAATCACCTTATGCCACTATTGACATTATGCCAGGATGGGCATATAGTCGAATTATGCCGAGATTGGCATAAGGAGGTAACGATGTCTCAACTAATGGCTGCGCGGCGCGGCAAGTACACGCGCCACGAGGCAGCGCTCCGTATGGGTATCGGGGCTCGGACGCTTGCCCGCTGGGAAGCACCCGGCTTCGACCCCGAGACGCTACCCATCAAGACGCTTGAATCCATGGCCGCCCTCTATGGCCTCACCGTCCCCCAACTCCTTGGCCGCGCCCCCCTCCCTTCCGAACCCGCCGCATAAGCCCTAAGAGTGGACTTCCTGGGACAAGGTTGGACGGAACGAGACACCTTCCAAATACAAGTCTGGTCTTTGTTTCAGGCATTTTCTAATCTTGCCTTTCAAAGGAGGCTTCGACATGCGAACTAAGAAGCTCAAATCCATCAAATGCAAAATCTGCCTCCGTGCAATCGAAGGTGCTGACTTCATCCTCTCGGGCCTCTGCGAGGTCTGCGCACCCGTCCAGGAAGGAATTGACGCGCTGATTCACCACATCCGGGTTGCCGCTGTCCAGGCCGAGCTTTCCATTCAGGCACCGCTGAAGGACGCAGCGCCGGAAACCACTGAGACCACCGTCAAGCCTGAGATACTCCGAGAGCTTCTTTCTAAGGCCGATGTCGCGGCCATGCTCGGCGTCTCGCCCAAGACGGTTGACCGGATGGAAGAGCGCGGCGAACTTCCGATTCGCCTGAACGTCTCAACCAACGTCGTTCGCTGGAAGCGCTCGGAAATCGCGGACTTCATCGAGTCTCGCAAGCGCGGGATCGGCCAGTACACCGCCTAGCCCAAGGAGCCCACCATGCACCAGCGCAAACCCGAACTCTACATGACCGACCTCGAGGCCAAGCGCCCGTCGCTCTCCTATCGCCTGTGCGCGTTCTTTGGGACCGCCTACGGCACTACCCTCGGCATCCTCCTCTTCCTCGTCCTCTTCGCCGCCGCCGGCACCAGTGACTACAACGCCGCCGTGGCCGAGCGCCAGGCCACCCAGCACCACCAGCGCTAGAGCCGTACCCACGCGGACCGGGCGGCGCGACCCCGCCCCTAGCGAATCCCCGAGATCCCCAGCTGCCTGCCGGCACGACTGGCGCAACCTGAGCGCCGACGAGCAGCCGATCGAGGGACGCACCTTGACAGCCTAAATCTGACTACCCAGGCGACCGGGACCTTGATGGGGGTGAGCCCGCTCGACCTGGAAACTGCTTGGCGCCTGAGCGTGAGCTGGGGATCGAATCCCTGGCGCTGAGCTTCCTACCGATCGATCGGTAGAGTATCACACACAAGTTTGTAAATCAACATGAAGGGAGCATGCATGAGTAAGGACATGGAACCCGTCCGCGTCGAGTTCTACCTGACCAAGAAGGAGGTGGACCTCCTCCGCATCCTGGCAGACCAGGCATTCCGGAGCGTCAACGCTCAGTTGCGAGTGATCGTGCGTAGGGCTGTGAACGAAACGCACGTCAGGAATGCTAATGAAGCCCTGGAGAGTTGCCCTCCGTTCATCTCTGGTGATTACGATTCGAACGCGGCTGCGACACCTATCGAAGGCCGCATCGCCAAAGACGCGAACGGAAACTTCAGGACGATGTACTTCGACTAATCGTGAGCAGTTGCCGCTTTAGCGGGACCACCAAAGTTCTCATCTGCCTTTTCAGCGAAGTAACAGAACATCAGCCAAATCTCAATTGCCCGCCCTTCCGGATCCGCGCTCTTCCACTTCGGCTGGGAGTCCACGGCCATCTTAGTCAGGGCAAGAACCGTTTCGGTATCCGTCATTCCTATTGTCCTTTCGTTACTGGATCAATCAACCATTCAAGGAGGCTACCACATGATCAAACGCCTGTCCCAGAACTACCTCGCGCTGTCCACCGCGGCCAGGGCACGCACCGCCGACATCAAATCCCGTGAGGAGGAGATCGCCAGCCAGGAGCAAGCCATCCGCAACCTCAAGCGCCAGATGGACGACCGGGAGGCCCAGCTCTTCGAGGAGGCGGGCGAGCCTAAGCCCGGCGAGAAGCCCCCGAGCGTCGAGGTCCGCAAGAACCGGACCTCCGTCGCCAAGCAGAAGGACCCCGTTTACCTCGACCTGCAGGGGATCCTCGAGGATGCACAGCGCGAGTTGGGCGCGATGAAGGCCGGCCTGAACGAAGTGCTGCGGGAGCATGCCCTCGACAAGCGCGAGCTCGACGCCATCGGCGGCCTGTCCCGCGCCTACGCCGGCACCCAGGACCACCCCCAGGAGTCGGAGCCTGTCGCCCCGTCGGCGCCCACCGCGCCCGCCACCGCCGAGGCCTTCGCGGCCGACATCTTCTAGGAGGTGCTGGTGAGCAAGCCCATCAAGGTCTTCGTCGGAGACGACGACGTCGAAATCTTCATCCCTCAAGAGATGCTTCGGGATTACGTCCTCGGTCAAGAGAGCTTGGTCTTCACCCTGAGCATCGACGACGCTATCCAGCTCGCCCGACTTCTCGGCGAGCGCCTCATCTACTAAGGAGGAGAAGCATGGACCTCGACGCCAGCCTCCGGCACACCCTCCTGGAGGACATCCTCAAGCACTTCGACAAGCTGCAGCCGCACCAGCAGGACCGCTTCATCGACCTTGCCCTGGGCATCACCCGGGACGAGCCCAAGCCCAAGGGCATGCCGCTTCCGACCCGCGAGGAGCTGCCGAACGTCCTCAAGCCCTGGCGGGTCGCGTTCAGCATCAGTCAGCGGGAGATCGAGCGCCAGAGCGGCGTCAAGGGGGACACCCTTCGGAAAATCGAGCGCGGGCACATCCCGACCGCCAAGACCCACCAGAAGATCACCCAGTTCATGAGCCGAATCGCTCAGTAAGAAAGGAAACACGCATCAATGGAGCCCAAGAACAACGTCATCACCATCAACGGCGTCGATTACGTCCCCGCCGACAGCATCCCGGCCCCCGTACCGAGCGGCGAACGCGCCGTCATCGTCGTGGACCGCGGCTGGATCTTCGCAGGCGACCTCACCGAGGAGAACAGCCGGCTCAAGCTCACGCGGGCGGTCTGGGTCTTCCGCTGGGAGTCGGTCGGCTTCGACGGCGTGATTGCCAACCCCAAGCAGAACAAGGTCATCCTGAAGCCGCTCGCCAACCCCGTGGACATCCCCGCCGACTCGGAGATCTTCCGGGTGCCGGTCGCGTCCGACTGGGGGCTCTAGTGGCCGCCGCCCTTCAGGCCTTTCGCCCGGTAGGCTACGGCGACGGCAACGGCTACGGCGACGGCAACGGCTACGGCTACGGCAACGGCGACGGCTACGGCGACGGCGACGGCAACGGCTACGGCTACGGCAACGGCGACGGCTACGGCGACGGCAACGGCAACGGCAACGGCTACGGCTACGGCTACGGCAACGGCTACGGCTACGGCTACGGCGACGGCTACGGCGACGGCGACGGCAACGGCTACGGCTACGGCAACGGCTACGGCTACGGCTACGGCACGATCAACAGGCACGGCGCTAGGCGCCGTGCGTAAGGAGGAAGGTCATGACCCAGGAAACCCAAGTGGCGCTCTACGATGACGAGCTAGCGAGCCTCGGTATCGAGGGCTACGTCCCCAGCAGCGCGCCGAGCGTCGATTTCCTGACGCTCATCAACTCGACCAAGCAACTGCAGGACCTGCAGGGCAGCCAGCTCGGCAAGCTCTTCGACCGGGCGACCGGCCAGAACTACGGCGACGGTGAGCTGCAGGTCACGGTGATGAAGGTCAACACCACCCGCAACTGGACGCCGGACTACGACAACCGCTTGGACGCCAACGGAAACCCTATCTACCACTGCCGGTCCCGCGACGGCCGCCGCCCCGACGCGGAGTTTGTCAACGCCAGGTCGCAGGAGTTGGGCGTTCCGGCCGAGAAGGTCGCCTGCGCTATCTGCCCTCACAGCAAGTGGAAAGACGGAGTACTCGACTGCCCCGCATCCTACCGCTTCACGGTCAAGATGCCGACCGACGAGGTCCGGAGCATCAACTGCCACGGCATGAGTGCAAAGCCCGCCGACAAGTACGTCCAGAGCTTCGTCATGCGCAAGGCCCCGCTTTCCTCAGTCAAGACCAAGATCCTGATCAAGGGGGAGAGCAACAAGAAGGGGAGCTACTTCGTGCTTGGCTTCCAGGCCCTGATGGACCAGCCCACCACCCCCGAGGAGCGCGCCGAGGTATTGGATTGGCTCAAGACGTTCGGGAAGGCCTACGACGACTTGGCGGCCGCCGCGGCCAACGGGATCGAGGTCCCGACCGAAGGCTACTCGGAAGCGCAGGCTGGGGATGTCATCGACACCACGGCCACCACGCCGCCCGCCGCGCCTCCGGCGCAAACCGACCTGTTCTAAAACGAAGAGCCGGCGAGGTCTGACCACCTCGCCGGCAAGTTCCAGGCCCCGCGTAAGAGCCTGCGGCGATTATGCCACAGGAAGGAGACCCCATGCAATGTTAACGAGCCGAGACGTGCTCGGCCCTGGAGGAATCGCCCGGGAGGTCCGCGACCCCCAGCTCCAGATGGCCGAGATCATCGAGAAGGCGATCAAAGAGAATATCCACGCCATCATCGAGGCGGGGACCGGGACCGGAAAGAGCTTCGGTTACCTGGTCCCCGCGATCCTTTCCGGGAAGCGCATCGTCATCGCTACGGCGACGATTGCGCTGCAGTCCCAGCTCTTCCAGGGAGACATCCCCTTCCTGCGGGAGACCTTGTACGACCGCTGGGGGATCCGCTTCACCGCGGGCCTCCGCAAGGGGAGGGGCAACTTCCTCTGTCAGAAGCGATTCGCCGAGGCCGGGCCCATCGATGCGCGGCTCTTCTCCTGGGGGAAAGTCACCCAGACCGGCGACCGAGAAGAGCTCGACTTCGAGCCGTCTCGATCCGACTGGGCCGAGGTCCGCTCGGACGGCGACCGCTGCCCCGGCAAGAAGTGCGCCTACCGCCTCGACTGCCACTACTACCAGGCCAAGGACAAGACCAAGGACTGCGAGATCATCGTCACCAACCACGCGACGCTGGCCATGGACCTCTTGCTCGGCGGCATCCTCCTCGACGACTACGACGTCCTGATCGTGGACGAGGCCCACCAGCTGGAGAAGTCGATTCAAGACGCCTTCACCAAGGAGATCAAAGGAACCCAGGTGCGGCGTCTGGTCAAGGACATCGAACGCGAGTTCAAGGGCTTCGAGGCCGCGGCGCTCGACGGCGAGAAACCCATCGGCCCGAACCTGCTGCAGGCCTTCGGCGCCCTCTTCAGCCGGGTCGCCCAACTGAACCCCCGCGCCAAGGATGACTTCGTCATCTCGCTCCTGGACTGCTCGGACGAGGTCCTCGACGTCCTCGAACAGCTTGAGCGTGCCGAGCACTTCATCAACCGGCGGGCGGTCAAGGAGAACGACCAGCACAGCAAGCTGACCGAACGTCTCGGGAAGCTCGCCGACGCCCTGACCGAGATGTCCTCGAAGTACCGGGACAACACGGTCTGCTGGCTGGAGCGGCGCTTCGTCGACGGCGAGTCTAAGATGACGCTCAAGACGGCGCCGGTGAGCGTGGCCCCCATCCTCGGGAGCCTGCTCTTCAACCAGGGAAAATCCGTGATCCTGACATCGGCTACCATCTCCACCGGCGGTGACTTCGACTACTTCAAGTCGAACATGGGCGTGGAGACCAAGCCCGGCCAGGAGATGATCGTCGGCTCGCCCTTCGACTACGAAGAGCGCTCGGCCCTCTACATCCCCCGGCATATCCCGGACCCGCCGAAGGGGCGCGACGAGCTCGCGGCCAAGCGCTACCAGGATGCCATCCTGGACGAGATCAAGGACCTGGTCGAGCTGTCAGGCGGCCGCGCCTTCTGCCTCTTCACCAGCAACGCGGCCATGCAGAAGGCCTACCTGGCGATCGCTCCCCGCATCAAGTTCCCGAGCAAGATGCAGGGGGACATGCCAAAGGGCCCGCTCATCGAGTGGTTCAAGACCACGGCGCGCCCCGTCCTCTTCGCCACCGCCTCCTTCTGGGAGGGGGTGAGCATCGAGGGCGAGCAGCTGCAGCTCGTGACCATCGACAAGGTGCCCTTCCCCAACCCGAGCGACCCCATCTTCCAGGCCAAGGAGAAGCGGATCCGCCGCCCACGGTCCGCCTTCCAGGTCTTGTCAGTTCCTGAGGCCATCATCCGCCTCAAGCAAGGATTTGGTCGCTTGATCCGGACGCAGCGGGACCGTGGGATCGTCGCGATCCTCGACTCCCGCCTGCATACCGCCAAGTACGGCCGCACCATCATCAACAGCCTTCCCCCTGCGCGACTCGTCACCTCCCTCGACGAGATCGACGTCTCGGCCTACCTGGCCGACGAAAGGAGCCCCGCCTAATGAAATGCGGATACTGCGAGCACGGGCATCATTCCGGCTGCATTGGAGGCTTCACCGACCTCCGCGGCAAGTGGATTCCTTGCACCTGCACTGATAAGCGCTGCAACTAGACAGCTTGAAAGGAGCCCCGCGTGAGTCTGACCCCCGACACGAAAAACTACATCCTGGCGCGAGCCGGGACCACCAAGACCGAGAAGGCGCAGGTCGACGAGCTGATCGCCGCCTGCGAGTCCCTCCCCGTCCCCGTCACCCAGGGCGACCTCCAGGCCGCAATGGCTGAGGTCGTCGGTACCGATACCCTGAAGGGCGCCAAGATGATCGCCCACGTCAGGGAGGAAGTCCTGAAGCGCGGCAAAGCGAACAGGCTCGGCCTCCCGACGCTCTCGGGCATCGATTTCCTTCTCGCCTGTACCGCCAGGCGCTTCGAGCCGAGCGAGCGCGGCCCCATCCGGGAGCTGCGGGTGCTCTTGAATGAGCGAGGCTACCAGGTGAGCGACCTCTTCGCCCTGATACGGAAGAACCGCGTGCCCGACCCCATCGACTGGAGCATGGAATCCATCGGCCAGGTCCTGCAGCTCGTCAAGGATGGCGAGATCGGCAAGGCCTCGCAGGCCTCGACCGTCATCGTCGCCCAGGGAGAGGTTACGGCCGAGGAGGTGCCGCTGCTGAAGGCGGACCCTACGCCGCCCACCGCTACCTCACCAGTGGCCGGCGCGGGCTCGGGTGAGCGCGTGATGCAGAAGCTCGCGAAGACCACGAAATGCATCCTTTGCGAGATGGTCTTCTCAAGCTTCTACCACGAGGATGATACGTGCGTCTCGTGTATCGAAAAGCGGGAGAATGCGAAGCGCATCTCGACGCCCTCCGAGGAGGAGACCCAGGTTGGCGCCTCACTGGCCGAGCACCTGGAGGCCCAGGATCCCACGCCCCTGTCGGAGGCGACCCCGCGCACGGACACCGCGCCGTGGTATCACCCGCCGCTCGACGAGTGGCCCGCTACGGTCTGGCGGGCGACCGCTAAGGGCTCAGAGGGCGTCCGGGTCCGCGTGCTCGCCGTCGAAGGCTTCGGACTCGCCGCCAAGGTCACCTACAAGACTCTCGACGACCCGTCCGGGATAGAGCGCGCATACCCGGTCGAGGCCTGGATCCGTGACTTCATCCTCGAAAAGTACATCACCCTCACGCAGAAGGAGAAAGAGCTGTGCCGACCTGCGTCTGCGGCAACCGCGCCGCCTTCCGAGTCCCCCCACGACACCCCGGCGACCGCCGAGACTGGGTCGTCACCTTCGACGGCACCCAGCACCTCGGCACCGTCAGCCGGACCAACGGCCGTCCCGTCCGATACTCCCCCCACCCCGGACGCTCCCTCGACTGCGCCCGCTGCGGCCGCCGCGCCGACGCTTCTGACCTTCCCGACTTCGGGCGGCTTGGAGGCGCTGCGCGTGCGGGAGGCCGAGCTGGAGGAGACGATCCAGGCCCTCCAGCAGGAGCTTGACCAGGTGCGCGCGGCGATCGCCGACGAAATGGAGATGGGTGAGAAGCGCCGGAAGCGGGAGGAGTTGCTCGCGCAACTGGCGGCCCTGAACGCCGAGCTCGGCGAGAGCGCATAGGGGGCGGAATGGAAAAACCGAGCATCTCAATTCCGGTTCCAGACGTGAAGTACCAGCCTAACGCCCAAGAGGTCGCCTTCCTGCTTTCAGTAGCGGACGGAGATTTCCAGGCCGAGGTCATCAACACCCTTGCCCTGATTTTCAGCGCGTGGGGAGATAGGCGTGGAGACGTGCAGCTACTCCATATCGCCAATCGCCTGGATGAGCTGGGCAGCGAGTGGGTTTTGAGCCTCGCGGAGTTCATTTTCCCCAACGGGTCTACCCCCTGATCTACTAACCTACCCGACCGCCGCCCAAGCGTGAGCCGGGGGATCGAATCCCCTGCGGCGGCCATCCCCGTTGACCGTCCCGAAGCTAGGCTACGGCTTGGCTGTTTTCGTGCTGCCCACCGGAGAACGCAATGAACCTGAACCAAGCCAAAGAAGCCATCAAAGACCGTATCCGGGTCGAAGAACTGCTCGGCTGCGATTTCCTCGACCATGAGCACAAGGTTTCTTGCGTGTTCCCCGGGCACAACGACCGGAACACGCCGAACCTATCCGTCTACCCAAACAACACCGTCTTCTGCTGGGTCTGCCGGCGGACAGAAGATGTCATCGGCCTCCACCAGGTGATGAATAACCTGGCGAAACCCATCGACGCCATCCGCGAGCTCGCACCTAGGATCAATATCACTCTCGACCGATTCTCCCCCGAGGAGGAGGCGCAGCTCGACAAGGAGCAAAAGCGCATCGCCGCCCTGGAGTTCGCGACCCGGTTCTACGAGGACCGCCTCCACCAGGAGGGCTCCCCGGTGAGCCAGCTCTTCGACCGCGGCTTCACGCTCGAACTGATCCAGCGACAGCGCGTCGGGTATGCGGACGGCAACCTGGTAAAGCGGATCAAGTCCATCCTGACGAGCACCAACCCCGAGAAGCTCAACGGCTTGGCGCTGGAGGACTTCATCGCCGCGGGCGTGGTCAAGGAGAAGAAGGACAAGGAAAGCGGAAAGGTCACGGGCCACCGCGACGCCCTCTACCGCCGGATCGTCTTCCCGGTCATCGCCCGCGGCCGCGTGGTCCATATGTCCGGCCGCACCATCGACCCTCCGAAGGATGAGGTCCCCAAGTACCTCCACCTGAGCTCCCCCATGAAGTGGATGTACAACGAGGACGCCAGCCGCGCGAAGGTCGCCTACATCTGCGAAGGGATCCCCGACACTCTGACCCTCATGGGCTGGAGAATCAACGCCTGCGGCAACCTCGGCACCTCGGGGATCAAGAAGCACCATGCCCCCAAGTTCGCCAATGCCGATGCCGTCTACCTCTGCTGGGACACGGACAAGGCCGGCCGCGATGGCGCCCTCGACGCCGGGGAGTTCCTCGACGACCGCATGGCGGAGGGGATCCCCTACATCGTCCAGCTCCCCGACGGCGTGAAGGACCTCAACGAGTTCGCGCAGACCCACACCCGGGAAGACTTCATGGCGCTGATCCAGGAAGCCAAGCCCCTGATCAGCGCCATGATCGCGGCCGCGCCGGCGGACCTCTCCGGCGTCGAGCGCGGCCGCACCATCAGCAAGATCCTACGCCGGATCGCCAAGCGGCCACCGACTCAACAGGATCCCTACGTCCAGGAGCTGCGCACGAAGTTCGGCTTGAAGGCGAGCGCCGTGGACAAGGAGCTGAAGGCCATCACCCAGCAGCTCGCCCGCGAGACCTCCCCTCGGGAGGATGAGAAGGAGGAGATCGTCTGGGAGGAGTCGAAGACCTTCGCGCCGGCGATGGACTTCGACTTCGATGACACCCCCACCGCCTACACCACCGTCTACCTGCCGATCCGCTCGGTCCAGGTGAACGACGCCATGGAGAAGGAGGTTGTCGTGCAACCCATCCCCCATCTGATCACTAGCACCATCACCCCGGAGGGCGTGGAGGTCATCTGCCAGAAGGTAGCCGAGGCCAAGCTCCCATCCTCGGTAATGAGGAGGATCCCCGACTACGACACCATCACCGGCTTGTGGAGGCTTCACCCATCCCATCGCTACTCGGTGAGCAACTTCACCGGCGGCAAGGTGGGAAGGATCGGCACCCACGAGCTCTTCGACGGCATCTTCGGGTTGGTACGTGATTACGTCTGGACCCGACAGATCCACGACACATCGCTTCTAACCGTGTGGACCATGGGGACCTACATGGCCCGGCTCTTCGGAGCCTACCCCTACCTCACCCTCAACGGCGTGAAGCACTCGGGCAAGACGAACCTCATGACCATGGCTGCATGGCTGGCGTTCAACGCGCTCGAATCCGCGAGCAACAGGGCGGCCTCGATCTTCCGAGCAATCGAAGCTTGTGGCTGTACCTGGCTCCTGGATGAGTCGGAGGGCCTCGAAAAGGTCACCGAGGAGACCCAGGACCAGATGAGCATCCTGCTCTCGGGCTACAAGCTCGGTGCCAAGGTCTACCGCGTAGAGAAGGATACTCAGGGCAATTTCGTTAACCGGGCCTACGAGGCGTTCAGTCCCAAGATGTTCGGCTCCATCAAGATGCTGAACCCTACCTTGCTGGACCGGACCATCTTGATCCGGACCGAGCGCGCGGACGCCGAGAGTCGGGCGAGTTTGTCCGACACCCACCAGACTCGCCGAGGATGGCAAGCCCGAGCAAGGGAGCTTCGGGACATGAGCTACATCTGGGCGCTAACGCGCTTCCCGGAGATCAGCGAAATCTTCGAAGGCTTTGGGAAGATCGACGGCATCGCGAACCGCGAGCGCGAGCTCTGGCTACCGATGCTGGCGATCGCCGCCCTGGTCGACCGAGACCGAGGCGTCACCAAACCCGAGCACAGTCTGTACGAAGCCATCTACCGGCTGGCGCTCGAGAAGATCGCAGACAAGCTCCAGAACGAGATGATGGAGGCCAACGAGCTCACGATCGTCCAGGCGCTCCAAGACATGCTTGAAGCCGGTCAGCTCGAACCCATCCGCCCCGGCTCGGAGTTCTTCCCGACCGTGGCGGTGGCGAAGGCCTTGACCGACTACATCCGCGAGGAGAAGGGCCTCCCCGAAACCTGGCGCCTCACGGAGCGCGGCCTGGTGAAGGACCTCAAGCGGATACGTGTCCTCGGCAACGACGATCATGCACAGATACGGCCACCGCTCAGCAGGTCGAATAAGAGCTGCATTCGCCTTGTATCAGAGCAGCTTGAGTCAGCAAGGCAAAAACTCACGTCATAACTGGGTTTCCGCCTGATTGGTCGACCTTTGGTCCAGCTTGGTCCAGCTTGGTCCAGCATTGGTCGACCTTTGGTCCACCATTCAAACAACCCTCTAACCAAGTAACCACGCCATTTAGAAAGGAGGTGGTCGCATGATTCGCACAAAAATTTCCCTGCAAGCCGCTCCAGCGGAGGAGAAAGGTGCAGCAGAAGGCGAAATACCCCCATGGGTGAGCGCTGGAACGCCCTCGAAGGGGGGAGGGTATGCCGCCTCGGAAGCGTCTCAAAGGGAGGGTTACAGTAAAATCGAGGCTTCCAGCGGCAGGGTAGTGAATGTAAAGCCGTCAAATCAGGGAGGGTTGTTCGATCACACCCCCCAGGTAAATGAACCTCACGGCGTTCATACCTTACCTCCGAAGCCACTTACCCTCCCTGATCCGAGCCCAGATTTTCACTCACCCTCCCCGGATTCACCCTCGAAATCGAACAACCCTCTCGAAAATCAGGGACAAAACACAACAACCCTAGAAGTCCAATCAGACAGCCAATCCCAGAGCTTAACAATCCAGGAAAGCAAGACGCCGACTTGGCTTATCAAGCTCCGAGGCTACTACGAAACAATGATGGCCTCGATTACAGGCGGAAAGAAGGATGCGAGCCACGCCGAATGGGAGCGCGTCTACTCGCTCTACCTCGGCGAGATCCGCAAGGAGTTGGAGCGTAGGAAGGCGGTAGGCGATCGCCAGGGGTACGCGCAGGCCTACCGTCTCTGGCAGACCATCCACGACGCCCTGATCGCCACCATGCGTCTCCAGGTGGAGGAACTCATCAAGCGCCAGTTCAAGGGCGAGGCGATCGCCGCCCAGCACTTCCCTGCGGGTGATCCTCCGGCCGACAAGCGTGAGCTCTTCGACCGCTGGGAGAAGAACTTCGCGGAGGTCACGCGCTCCCTCGACGAGACCATCACCCGCATCCTCCAGCACGACCCTGCCTATACCGTCGCCCTCGACTGGCCAAACGAAGCCTGGTTCAAGGCCGAGAGCATCCCGGAGGGCCTATGGCGATGAGCAAGGCCATGGCCGCCGTCCAGGAGGAGCACGCCGCGAAGGTCGCCCAGCTGCGGCGCGCGCTCGACGTCTTCGAAGACATCCCCCGTCTGAGAGAGATCCACGCGAAGGATCCCGAGGTCCTGCCGGAAGGCTCGCCACCGAGCCCGCGCGTGGTCGTTCGGAACCTCGGCCGCTTCAAGACGCTCGCCGAGGAAGTCGCCCGCCTGACCTGGGCGCTGGTGGACGGCCTCCCCAAGACCACCGCCTGCGTCTGCCGGAAGTGCAAGGTGCTTCTCCTGGCTGAGCCCGGCGGCGACATCTACACCCACTGCGGCCAGATATGGTACGCCACCGGCCGCGACATGGGCTTCGGCCTCGGATTCTGGGACCGCAACGCCCCCGGCAAGAAGTACCGTGGCCAGCTGGCCGACATGCCCGACCTGCATGCGAAGAAAGGAGGCCCGCTTGAGTCCGCCTGACGACCCGCCCGCGCCGCCGGAGAGACCGCCGGGGGACGGGCCCCGCTTCTACTACCTGATCGACCAAATGGCCGCCTGGATGAGAGATCGTCTGGCGGCCGACGCTTTGACGGAGGAAACATGACCCAACCGAATTTCAACACCATCCGAGAGCACACGGCCATCGAAGGCCTGCGCCTGCTGCTCGTCCAGGCGCTCTACGGGAAGGACGACCCCACCATCAACTGGAGTCAGCTCATCACCTGCGCTGAGAACTTGCGGAAGGGATCGCAGGAGAAGGATGCGCTCCTGGATCGCTTGAAGGGAGCGATCCAGGAGATTCGTGAGCAGTTCGAGGACCTGCAAGGCGGCTGCAATCACTGCGGGTCCTATGAAGGGCACATCGAAGGCTGCTTCCTGTTCTACGCCTGCGAGGTCCTGAACGGAGGCCCGGCATGAGCTGGATTTTTGGCGCCAGCCTCTTTCTCGGCGGCGCGCTCTTCGACGGCCTCAGTGTCGGTGCGTGGTTCGTCCTAGCCGATGCTTTCCCGTCTGAGCTCACGGAGGGATAAATGCATGAGCTGGCTTTATGTGCCGGGGCTGGCGGCCTCACCCTCGGGGTCAAGCTCGCCGCCCCTAACCTACGAACCGTTTGTTACGTTGAGAGGGAAAGCTACGCAGCGACCGCTCTCTTGGCGCGGATGGAAGACCAGACCCTGGATTGTGCGCCTGTCTGGGATGACGTTACCACCTTTGATGGCCGCCCATGGCGTGGAGTCGTGGATCTCGTCTCTGCGGGGATCCCATGTCAGGGAAACAGTCTTGCAGGTAAGAGGCTCCTCGGGGATGACCCGCGCAACCTCTGGCCTGCGACCCGGCGGATTCTTCGGGAGGTGGAGCCCGAGTGGTTCTTCCTGGAGAATGTCCCAGGAATCCTTGTTCCCGATCGAAAACGAGACCTCGAAGCGCCTATCGTGCGGGTACTCGGCGAGCTGGCCGAAGATGGGTGGGATGCGGAATGGGGGTGTTTTTCAGCGGAAGAGGTCGGCGCACCGCATCGCCGCGAGCGAGTCTTCCTCTTGGCCCACGCCCCGAGCAATGGACGCTCAAGGCGGGCAGTACCAGCGAGATCACGGAGAGAAGGGAGCAGAGCGGCCGACGCTGACGGGGGCCGCCCTGCTCTGGCCGACGCCTCGGACCTCGGATACGAATGGGACCTGGGCCAATCGGAAGAGTGGAGGGCAGGATCTCCGGACGATGGCAGCCCTCTGGCCGACGCCGAACGCCTCGGATGGCGACAAGGGGCCGGTGAAATTCGCGCGAGGCAATCCGAGCCTCGGACATGCGGCGAAAACCTGGCCTTTGGCGTCGACCAATTCGACGCCAAAGGCCAGGGACGGACGAGACTCGTTGGCGCCGTCGGGGATGCGGAGGAACTCGCCCGATCTGGGAGTTCAAGCAGCCTTCCACTCTTCCCGCCGGGACCAGGAGAACATGACGCCTGGGGGCGAGTCCTTGAAATCGACCCGACGCTTGAACCCGCTGTTTGTCGAATGGCTCATCGGATGGCCTATCGGGTGGACCGATTGCGACTCTGCGGTAACGGGGTTTTCCCTCTGGCTGCAGCGCTCGCGTTCAGCACTCTTTACTGGCGACTGGTTGATGGAAAAGGGGGCTTGAGCTGATGGCTAAAGGCTTCACCCACGAGAGCACCCGCAACGAGTCGATGGAGTGGTACACCCCGGCCTGGATCTTCGAACGCCTCGGACTGGAGTACGACCTGGACCCGTGCCACCCAAAACCGTCTCTCCCCTGGGTGCCGGCCTGGTTGGTCTTCACGAAGGCGGAGGACGGCCTTGCGCAACCCTGGTTCGGCCGCGTCTTCCTGAACCCGCCCTATGGGCCCGAGACCACCAAGTGGCTCGCCAAGATGCACAAGCACCGCAACGGGATCGCCCTGGTCTTCGCCAGGACGGATACCCGCTGGTTCCACGAGTACATCGCAAAGGCAGACGCCATCTGCTTCATGGAGGGTCGCGTCCGCTTCGTCGATACCGACGGCAAGCCCGGCGGATCCCCTGGCACCGGCTCCATGCTGGTGGCCTGGGGGGAGGATTGCGTGGCTGCAGTCGAGCGCTCGGGCCTCGGCCTGGTCGTCAGGCTACAGCAGCATACCCCCGCGCCCCCTGCGACCCCGGCCCTTCCCCCGCTCCTCGAGGACACCCCCGAGAACCGGGCGCACCTGCGGGAGGTCTTCCGAATCTTCCGGATGTACTTCAGCGAGGGCAACGTCCCCCGCGAGCTGATCGAGTGGGTCCGGGTGCAGCACCGCCAACTGGCCGACCCGCCGAAGAGGAGAGGGGCATGAGCGACTACCTGCGCCAGCTCCTCGACGGCCACGCCCCGCTCATCATCCCAGGCGTCAACGACATCGCCTACCCGCCCGAGTTCTTCCCGAAGTTCGAGGCGGAGGTGCGGCGCCTGGCCGGCGTCTCCCTCGACACCCTGATCGAGGAGCACCGCGAGGGCTGCCGGCGCTTCGCCGAGTCTCTGCGGGGCACCGACGCGGAGCGGCGCGAATACCAGAAACAACTTGAGAAGGCCATGCTGGCGGCTCTGGGCGTCAAGCTCGCGGCGGTGGCGTGGCGACATGCAAATGGAGGAGAGGATGGAGCAACCGAAGCGAACGATTAGTCAGTCCGTAGAGGAATGGAATCGAACCCTCGAAAAGCGAGAGCTGGCATTACCAGGCCAGCTCTCGCTTTTCGAGGCCCAGCACCAACCCGGCGACGAGGTGAGCTGGGTCAACCGCGGCCGCCCCAAGGTCGGGATCGTCGAAGCGGTCGTGCCGCCCGGCGAGGACCTGGCCGAATACTGCGAGCGGCCGCCGAAGAGGCTCGCGAAACGTAGTCTCTTCGGGCGCTACCTCGTCAAGGTGCCGGGAAAGCGGGCGAGCTACTTCGTGCCGAAGGTGGCGCAGATTGACCACGTGAAGAACTGAACGAAGGAGAGAACGATGAGCAAAACGGAAACGAACATGGGCAAGCTGATCGAGTTTGAAAGCCCGGAGGATGAAGAGCTTTTCAAATCCTGGGCCTGGCAGACCGAGCGGAAAACGGAGGGCGATGATGTATAAAAAATTCCCGTTCAAGACGTCGATCGGATCTGGTTTTTGCTGGACTGACAACCAGTTCGTGAGAGTCGTCGTCGACGATAAATACGGCGGATATGCCTTCCGCTTCGATAATGCCAAAGGGCAGGTTGATGCCTTTATCCGAGCCTTGGTGAAGTGCGCGGAGCATTCTGAGCAGATCGAGGCAGCCCGTAACAACAAGGGAGGCTAGCGATGGCACTAACCTCTCAGCAGCTCGGCCGCGCATTCGAGCTGCTCATCCAAGGCCAGAACAAGGCCTACCTGAAGGTGGGCATGGCCGACATCCGGAAGACCACCGCTCGGATCACCATCCAGTGCCGCGGCGCCGGCGGCCGAGTCCAGGGCCGGGCCTACAAGGGCGACGTCGACTTCCAGGGCCCCGTGCTCGTCCTGGGCGGTCGCATGATCGCCTTCGACGCCAAGAGCACCAAGGGGCGGCGCTTCAGCTTCACCGGCATCACCCTGGAGCAAGTCAACAGCCTCTGGCGTAGCGCGCGCCGTGGCGGGGCGATCGCCTTCCTCCTGGTCGAGTTCAGCGACGAGGGCCGCTACTTCATCGTGCCCTTCGACTGGTTCTACGAGCGGTGGCTGGCCTGGCACAAGCGGCACGATGTCTTCGAACTCGGCGGCCACCTGGCCCAGAAGGCCGTCCCAGCGTCCATCACCCTGGAGGAAGTCGCCGAGGCCGGAACCGAGATACGGCGCGACGGAAAGCGCCTCGATTACCTGGAAAGCATTGTTAAATCTGCATCATAACAAAACGTGAACACAATATCATGCATGATGTCAAGGGGGGTTAGGTGGTACTATGGCGTTGACCAAGGCAGGTCGATATACCTGCGAACTTCCAATCAATCGAAAGCCCTGCGGGGGTAACATCAAAGGCACCCGCGAATACCGGCCCGTCAAGCACGACGACGAGGGGCCGGATTTTTCTAGGAGAATCCGGGTCTGGCGCTGTACGCGCTGCAACCACGTGTACGAGGAGCTGATCTTCAAGCACCTGATGGACCCGGACGCCCACAACCCCTCGGTGAGCGAGTTCAGCCAGCTCGCATCGAAGGGCATCATCAAGCGAACTGGATAACTTAAGAGCCCCTGCCAAGCCGGTGGGGGCTTTCTGCTTTCTCCCGTGGACGTGCACGGGGGACCGAGGCAATGCCCAGCGGCGGGGGAGGACGGGTTCGAGTCCCGTGCCTCGGTTTAGTTTCGAGAGGGGGTGATCGGCATTGTGGCGAAGAAAAAACCGAACTGGGATGCCATCAAGGCCGAATACCTCAAAGGCATCCCAGCGCCCGAGCTAGCGCAACGATACAAGGTCAACCTTGCAACGCTGAAAAGCAAGGCATCGCGCGAAAAATGGGGGCGTGACCGCAACGAGATTGCAACCATTGTGCAACTCGAAACCCCCCGAAAAATCGCGGATACGGTGCTGTCGGAGGTCGAACGCATCACCCGCCGGCACTTCGATGTCTGGGATAAGGCCCTCACCAAGGCCGAGGGGATGCTGGACCACCGCGAGGAGGTGCCGGTGCTGGGTGAGGACGGCCAGCCCGTCCTCCACCCGGAGACGGGCGAGGTGCTGACCCAGATCATCGAGAAGGTTGGGAACCCGCGAGCCCTGAAGGAGTGGGCGACCGGAGTAAAGGCCGTGACGGAGGGCCAGCGTCTTGCCGCGGGCATCATCGACCCGAACAAGGTCAAGACCGACCCCGCGACCCAGGACGAGGAGGCGTCTAACCTGATCATCCTGCCCGCCGACTCGGAGAACTGGCGGACCCTAGCGGATCGCCAAAAACCGGCCTCGCAGGAGGGCCAGGAAGGCCCCTAAAATTCTGTCTAGGTAGTAGATGACCTGCCAATTTGAGCCCCCAACCGAAGTCAGGGGCTTTTTGCATGGGGTGCCTATGAAAATCGCATGGTCCCCAAATCCCGGACCTCAGACGGCTTTCATGGCCTGCCCGGTGCGCGAGATCCTGTACGGAGGAGCGAAGGGCGGTGGGAAGACAGACGCCATCGGGCCGAAAGTCCTCAAGCACATCACGCAGTACGGCCAGTGGTCCACAGTACTGATCCTGCGCGAGAGCTACCCGCAGCTCACCGAGATCATGGAGCGGATGCGCCCCCTCTGTCTACTCATGGGCGGGCGCTACAACAAGGTCGAGAAGACCTGGCGCTTCCCTTCGGGGGCCCGGATCATCTTTGGTCACCTGAGGGACGGATACGATCCGTACTGGGGGCAGGAGTACAGCCTGATCGTCATCGACGAGGTGACGCGGACGATCCCGACCGAGGTGGACTACCTCATGCTGCTGGGCTCGCTGCGCAGTTCACACGGCATTCCCTGCTCGGTAATCCTCACCAGCAACCCCGGAGGGGCCGGTCACGCCTGGGTCAAGGCTCGCTTCATGGGTGTGCCGCCCCTGACCGTCCAGCGCGACGAAAAGACCGGCCTGGAGCGGGTTTTCATCCCGGCCAAGCTCCAGGACAACCCGAAGCTCCCACCGGAGTACCGTTACCAGCTAGAGGGGATGGGCGACAAGGAGCGCGCGGCCTTCCTGGAGGGCGACTGGAGCGCTTTCGAGGGCACGGTCTTCCGCCTGGAGCCCGGCGTCCACGTCTGGACATGGGCGCAGTTTCGGGAGCGCACGGGGTATGACCGCCCGCCGCTGGAGTGGCGGCGCTACCGATCGATGGACTGGGGCTACGCCAAGCCGTTTGCGGTCTACTGGTATGCCGTGGACTACGACGGGCGCGTCTACGTCTACCGTGAATGGTACGGGGTAGCCAAGGATCGTAACGGCGAGGCCATCCCCAACGAGGGCGCGCGCCTGGAGCCGGAGAAGGTGGCCGACAAGATCGCTTCCATCGAGCTCGAGGGCGGGGAGCGGATCGCTGTGGGCTGGACTGGTCCTGACCTCGACCATGAGGTCCGAGGCGACCACGGCGGCGGCGGCAAGAAGCTCGTCACGCACTTCACCGACCGAGGCGTGATGTGGGACTACTGGACGGCCAGCGCAGGCTCCCGGATCGCCGGTAAGATGGCGCTCCACCAGCGGCTAGCCTACGAGGCCGACGATCAGGACCGGATCCTCGAATATCCGGGGTTGATCTTCATCGCCGAGGAGTGCCCGCACGCCATCCGAACGCTAGCGGCCCTGGAGTACGACAAGCTCCAGCCCGAACAGGTAGACACAGACGGTGAAGATCACGCCTACGATAGCATCTCCGGATTCTGTAAGATGCGGCCCTGGGCGCCCGTCAAGCCGAAGGACGAGGATGATCTCTGGCTTGAGCGCCTCAAGAAGAAATCTGGGGAGCGGTCCTGGATGAGTAAGTAGCCAATCAAGCCCCTGACTTCGGTTGGGGGATTTTTTGCATGGAGTGCGAGATGACCGACAAGAAATCAACCGGCGACACGCTCGCCCCCAAGCAGACAGAGGAGCAAAAGCGCGTTCTCAAGCGCTGCCTGCGCTACCTCGCTGAAGCCCGGCCGAAGGAGAAGCAGTGGCGGCCTCGCTCCCAAGAAGGGCTCGCCATCTACTACAACGACCAGTGGAAGAAGGGTGACAAAGCGACTCTTGAGGATCGCGGACAGGCGGCCGTCACCATCAACCGGACCCGTATCACTATCAATATGATGCTCGGGCTCCAGGCCGCGCAGCCCATCGACCCCCGGATGAAGCCAGTCGGGAAGAACGACGACAACATGGCCGACATGGGTACGGCCTCTCTCAAACACGTCTGGGGAGTGAACGAGGTCAACGAGATCGGCCTGAAAGTCTACTTCTACCAGGTCGTCTACTCCTACGGTGTGGCCTACACGGGCTTCTACGTCCGCAACCGAGACCGCCGCTCGGAGCCCGTTCAGGTGATGGAGCTGGACCCTCGTGAGGTGACGCGCGATCCTCACTCCAAGCGCGACGACCTCACGGACTGCCGCTGGGTGGACTGGAAGCGCAAGCTCCCCGTCGAGGAGGCGCAGGAGCTTTACCCAAAGTTCAAGGATGCCCTTGCCAGACTGGCCGGCAGGGACGAGGAGAAGCCGTACAGCAAGCCTTACCCGGATTCCCTCGACGGCGTGATCCCTGGCCCCAGCGACTGGGAAGCACTCTCCGAGTGGAACAAGGCCCACGACGTGGACCAAGACGCAGGCATGGTGACGCTGCATGAGCTGTGGGAGCGGCGCTGGGAAAAGGGCACACTGATCGAGCACCGGGACGGCTGGGTCCACGAGTGGGATCCCTCGGATCCGGCGCAGGCTGGCGCGGTCTTTGAGCCCACGGTGAAGGCCATCTACCGAGACGTAGACGTGCCTCGAATCTACTACCACGTCTTCTGCGGGGACCTGCTGCTGATGAGCGAGCAGAGCCCGTACAAGCACGGGCAATTCCCATTCGTATTCCTGGTGAACGAACTGGACCACAACGACAACCCGATCAGCGAGGTGGAGTACCTGAAGGACTTGCAGCGCGAGATCAACCATCGGCGCTCAAAGTTCCTGCACGAACTCTCGAACCAACAGCTCGTCGTGAATCAGGAACTGCTGGGACGGATGAAGCTGACGCAAGACGATGTAGCGGCCCTCGCTGCGGATCCCGCTGCTGTCTGGATTGGTAATCCGACCGAGGTGTCGTATCTCAAGCGCGACGCCATGACCACCTACCAGTTCCAGTTGATGCAGGACAGTAAGGCGGAGATGCAGGCGGTTTCTGGCGCGAATGACGACCTGATGGGTTACGACTCGACCTCCAAGAGCGGTGTCGCCAAGGATATCCAGCGTGAGCAGGGTGTGACACTCCAGCGGCCCCGCGAATCGAAGCTCAAGGGCTTCTACAAGCGCCTGGCCGAGCAGTTGTTCCAGCTCATCCAACAGGCCTGGACCGATGAGAAGGTCGTTCGTCTGACGGATGAACTGGGGCAAGACCGCTTGATCGCAGTCAACCAGCGCGAGGTTGATCCGGTCACGGGCATGTCCCGCGTGCTGAACGACATCACGCAGGCCCGCTTCGAGACGGCGATCGACTTCGATCCGTGGACGCCGACGACCCGCGAGAAGGTGGGTGAGATCCTGAAGGACCTGGCCGACAAGGAGCCCGATCCGATCGCCCGCCGTGCACTCTTGATGGCGGCTATCAAGGCGTTGCCCATCCCGAACAAGGTGGCGATTCTCGAGGCCTACCAGCAAGCCTCCATGGCCACGATGCCGCCTCCTGGTATGGCAGGAGTACCTCCTGGCGTAGACCCAAGCATGGCGATGGACCTTGCAGCTCAGATGGGAGAGGTCCCGCCCGTTCCCGTCTCGCCCTACGCGCCCCAGCTGGCGGCGTAGCACCTAACCAAGTTTGCCACTCCTGGGTTTCGGCCTGGGGGCGGCTTTCCAATCGGCGCAATCCTCTCGTTCGCCTGGGAGGCCCTCCTGCCTGGGGTTCAGGCTGTTGTCGCGGCCACGGCGCAAAGTGGCAAGGAGAGAGCAAATGGAAGACGAAGTTCAAGACCTCAGCGGTATCTCGGACGATGAGCTGGAGCGTATGGCGCTCGGGGGTGACGAGGACGCCAATCCGGAAGGCGCTCAAGATCCCTCGACCAGCACCCAAGAGCCTGCGGCCTCGCCACCCGCACAGCCTCCCGCCCCCGCGGCGGAAGCTACTCCCCAGGGCGCACCGGGGAACGACCAGCAGCCCGAGAGGGACCGCGGAGACCTTTCCGTTGCTCTCAGGCAGGAACGCGAACGCCGGCAACAGTACGAGGCCCTGTTTCGGGATCCCAACGCACTCGCACAGGTTGCAGCGCAGATGGGACTCCAGGTCGTTCAGCCGCAGGCTGAGCAGCCAGAGTTCTTTGACACCGAACTCGCTCAGTTCACCCAGCAGCAGATCGAGGGGATGCGCGGGGAGTTCGGCCAGCAGATGCAGGCCATGCGCGTAGAAATGAGCCGGGAGCTTGCTAGGCAAGCCTTGCCCGACTTTGAGGATACGATGCAGGCCTTGGTGAAGCTCGGTGACGATCCCGTGCTTGGGCCGATCGTCCAGGCGGCCGACCGGCAGTTCGCGAACCACCCCAACCCCGCGATGGCCTTCTACCAGCTCGGCAAGCGTCTCACCGCGAGCGCCCCGCCGAGCGAGGAGGCCGTCAAAGCCCAAGCTCAGGTTTTGGCTCAGCAGATGGTAGCCGAGGCCATGGGCAAGCAACAACAGCCGCTCGCTGGGCCTAATGGGCTCAGTCGGGCCGGGTCCGTCACGCCGGGGGTCGAGAAAGCCAAGGATCCCCGGCAGATGACGGATGAGGAACTGGACAGAATCACGAACGGCGACTAGGCGGGCTTCGGCTCGCCTTTGTCTTTTATAGGAGACAACCTATGTCTTGGAAATTCGGAGAGAACCACCCTCTCACCAACAAGGCGTGGTCCGAGAAGGTCACGCGCAACGCAGAGCACAAGCTCATCTGGGCGCCCTTGATGTACCCCGCCGGCCCCACCGCCAAGGGCGTCATCCGCCATCCCGATTACGGCAAAGGCGCGCCGATCATCAAGGTCCACGGCGAGTTCCGCACCAAGCCCGGTGACGAACTGACTCTGCCGAACGTGGCAAGCGTCAATACCAAGCCGGTGATGGGCGACGCCCGGGCGAAGAATCAGAAGACCACCCTCACGCCCTACGACATGAAGCTCAAGTACGATGCGGCGCGCATCCCGCCCATCACCAGCGAGGGCAAGCTGAACGACAAGAAAACCACCCTGAACTTCCGCGAGGAGGCCAAGGTGGCGGGTGCGTCGTGGGCCCGCCGGACGACTGAGGGCGTGATCAACGCGCACCTGTTTGGCATCAAGAATCCGGCCAATACCGCCGTCGTGGACCGGCTCAACCTGCCAAGGGACTGCTCGACCGTCTTCAACAACGAGGTCCAGGAGTTCGACGCCGGCCACATCGTCTACGCTGGCGGTAAGTCGAACGACTCGCAGGTTGCCGCCGACCCGACCGCCGTTCTGACGGCCGACTTCCTCGATCGGCTCATCACCACAGCGACCGAGGACTTGGATATCCCGCTCGAGCCCTGCGATCTCGGCAACGGCGAGGAGGGTTTCCTCTTCGTTCTGCCTGGTCGTGGCGTCGAGCAACTCCGCGCTGACCCCGACTACCGCGAGTCCGTCACCCAGTATGACGGCGCCCTGAATCAGCTCCTCAAGCGGAAGCTGGTGAAGTACGGCCCCTTCGTCTTCCTGGAGTACGGCAACTGCCTGGACCCTCTGGCGAACGTCGGACGCGGCCTGATTCTCGGCAAGGACGCGCTTCACTTCGCCAAGGTCATGGACTGGGAGTGGTGGGAAGGCGTCGAGGATACCCACGACTGGATCAACCTCATCTCCATCGGCGCCATGCTCGGCGCCAAGGGGACGATCTTCAACGGTGCTCGCCGCAACGCGCTCGCCGTCGATTTCTACAAGCGCTCGTAGCGCGGAAAGGGGCTGACAATGCCTATCGGAATCAAGGGCGTCCCCTCGGGGATGCCCGTTCCCAATAACTCCTACCCCACCGTCTTCCACGTCGAGATCACCCACAATGCGGCCTCGCAGACCATCGAGATTCCGGTGCAGGCCGGTACTTACATCCCGTCGCGTGGTGTGTCTGTGGTCGTCCCGACCGCGTTCACGACTTCGGATGCCAACGCATCCTTGCTCATCGGCGTCACAGGCGACACGGACGCCCTGATGAAGGCGACCTCCACCGCTCTCCAGACACAGAGCGATGCGGGCGGCACCGAGCCGAAGATCGCATCCAACTCCGAAGACAACCTGAACGGCTACCTGTTCATGCAGGATGGCAAGCTCCTGCTCACGTTCACGGCTGCCAACGCCGGTGCGACGGCAGGCCGGGCAATCGTTCAAGTCATGCTCGGCGTGGCGACCCTCGACGGCATCGACTTCTAGGCGACGGCCGAGGGCCTCCGGATTGCTCCGGAGGCCCTTTCCATAGGAGCAAGACCATGAACATCACCCACCTCGTCTATATCGGAACACTTGGCAGCAAGACGGTTTCCGGTGTCGGAGAGTTCAAGAAGGGCGAACCGTTGCCCGTCCCGCCCCACAAGGTCAAGAGCATCCTCAACCACTGGCCGGGGCAGTTCGCCGCCGTCATCACGGAAACCGCCGAAAGCACGCAGTTGAAGGGCGATTACGAGAAGGCGTGCGAAACGATTGCCGCCATGCATGCTGCCGCGGTTGGCGAAGTCACCGGCCCTGTTCTCGGTGTCGTGGAAGACGTCAAGGCGGTGCGCAACGAGCTCCTCGAGCTTCGTAATCAGAACACGGCGCTTGAGAAGGCTAACGTGCGGCTTACTGCCCACATCACCGACTTGGAAGCGCGTGTTGCTGCTCTCTTGGCCGGCGAGCAGACCCCGCCCCCGAAGATCGACCCCGCGAACCCGTTGGACAAGCCCGAGGCCAAGCAGGTCACCGATGCCCCTACGGCCGACACCCCACCCCAGGATCCCCCTGCCGATGCCCCCAAGCGCGGCCGTCCCCCCAAGTCTGCCTCCACCGACGCCCCAAAGGAGTAAGCCATGTCCCTGACCGAAATCGCACAGAAGCTCGAAGCGGCTCTTGCTCGCCTCACCGAGGAGCGCCGCAAGCTGGCCGACACCCGCGAGACGATCGCCGGCCTGGAGATCGAGATCCAGCAGCTCAGCGAAGCCTTCAACGCGGCCAAGGCGTCCGTCGTCTCGGCCGAACCCTCCGTCCTTCCTCAGTAACCACCCGCCGCCCGGCGGTCATAGGAGGCATCCATGTCAACCCACGCTCAACTTCGCGCCAAATTCTATCTGACGGCCGCCGACGACGGCGCCTTCTGGAACAGTACCGAGGTCTCTACTTGGCTCAACGAGGCTCAGGCCGACTTCGCCATCCGTACGCTTAGCGTCCGAGAGGCCAAGCTCATTACCTTGACCGCCGGCACGGCTCTTTACGAACTACCGCCCAACACCATTCGGATCCTGCGTGTCACCCACGACAAGAAGCCCCTCCACCAGGAGAATGAGCCTAGGTTGGACCGCCTAGAACCCACCTGGGAGACGGCGACGCCCAGCACGCCCAAGGCCTACCTCTACGGCCTCGACGGCGCCGACAAGGTGAAGTTCTACCCCGCCCCTGACGCGGCGGCGGCGGTGAAGGTCCTCAATGTCTCCGTGGCGCTCATCCCTGCTGACCTCTCAGGCGATACCGACATCTCCAAGATTCCCGACGAGTACCATCATGCCCTCGTGCTCTACGCCCTCAGCAGAGCATTCCTGAAGGAAGGCGACACTCGGAACCCTGAGAAAGCGTCGATCTTCTGGCAGCAGTACGAGGACCAGATTGACCTCGCCTCGGACCAAGTAACCAAGAGCATGAACCGCTCCCAACTCCAGTCCCTGGCCCCGGTCCCGCGCGACGCAAGGAGGTAAGCCATGAACCTCGGGGAGATTCGCCGCCAGACCCTCAACATGGTCCGGGACCTCGCGGGGGACGCCGCGTCTCCCATCGAGGTTGACCAGCTCATCAATCGAGGCTTGCTCGAGTTCTGCGATCGGAGCGATTACCTCCGGGACTCGGCGCTCATCGAGCTAGTGTCCGGGCAGGCTGATTATCAGCTACCTGAGGCGGTGCTGCGCGTCGTTCGTGTCTCTGTGGGCGAACGGCGCATCCTGCCGGTCTCATACCTTGAGCTGGACGCGAGGAACTGCGACTGGAGCACGGAGGTGGGCGAACCGACGCATTACCTCCGTGACCTTGTAGGCCACGCGAAGCTTCGCCTCTACCCCATCCCTTCGAGCGATGGCGTGGTTTTTAACCAGGTCGAATTCGAGGCGGACCAGGAAGAGGGAGCCCCGGTGGGCTTCACGCTCATCCCGACGACCGTCAACCAAGAATCCGGGATCATCGTCTCACTCGAAGGGGTTGAGGACCTGGAATGGGTCATGCGCGTGGACTTCATCCGCTATCCCACAACCCTCGCGGCTGACGACGGGACTCCAGAGATTCCGCGTCAGTATCACGACTGCCTCTCGGCATATGCGGCGGGCCATCTGCTCACGCGCAACGGTGAGCCCGAGCGCGGCGCGCCCCACCTTGCGGAGTTCGAGGCTCAGCTAAAGAAGGCCAAAGGCGAGGCCGCCCAGACCTTCCAACCGTCCCACACTCGCCGGGTACGCCCGCAATACTTCTAGGGGGAAAGCATCATGGCACGCGTGAAAGTAACCAAGGCGAAGCTCGTCGGCGAAGACCTGGAGCTGGGGACCGGCACCGTCGACGTACCCACCAGCAACGGCGGGACACGCGAGGGTACGAAAATTAACGCCTCGGTCATCCCCCTGAAGGAAGGTGGGGCCGCGGAGAACTTCGAGGCGCCTGACGTCGACGGCGCCCTTAGCGAAGCCATGGAGGCGATCTGGGACCTGGGAGAGGATACCTACTCTAAGGCTGAGGTCGATACCGCGCTGGGCGGGAAGAGCGACGTAGGCCATGGTCATGCTGTCGCTGACGTCTCCGGGCTGCCAGGCGCTCTGGATGGGAAGTCCCCTGTCGGCCACAACCACGACGATCGCTACTTCACCGAGGACGAGGTCACGGCCGCGCTCGTCGAGAAGTCGAACGTCGGTCATGGGCATGCGGTTGCTGACGTGTCTGGACTTCAAGCTGCCCTCGACGGGAAAGCCGCGAGCTCGCACACGCACACCACTGCCCAGGTAACGGGCCTTGACTCAGCCCTGGCCACCAAGGCCCCCCTCGCATCCCCTGCGCTCACCGACACCCCCACCGCGCCCACGGCCGCCGTAGGCACGAATACCACGCAGATCGCGACCACGGCCTTCGTGAAGACGGCGATCGACAACCACCATGCGCCGGCGAGCGCAGACCATGACGACCGCTATTACACGGAGGCCGAGGTCGATGCTGCGCTGAGCGGTAAGGCCCCGACGGCGCATGACCATGCCAGCATCACCGGAAACGCTGGTAGCGCATCGAAGCTCCAGACGGCGCGCACGATCTCCCTGACCGGGAACGTGTCGGGCTCGGTGTCCTTCGACGGCTCCGCCAACGCCACGATCACGACGACCGTAGCCGACGATTCTCATAACCATGTCATCGCCAACGTGGACGGTTTGCAGACGGCCTTGGACGGCAAGTCGAACACCGGCCATGGGCACGCCATAGGCGACGTGAGCGGCCTCCAGTCCGCCCTTGATGGGAAGTCGTCGACCAGCCACAACCATGACTCTACCTATGCTCCTCTTGGGCACGTCGGCACGGGCGGAGGTGCCCACGCCAATGCCATCGCGAGCGGAGCCGCCGGCTTCATGACCGGAGCCGATAAGGCCAAGCTCGACGGCATCCAGGCCGGAGCCATCAACCAGACGGCAGCTGATACGCGCTACGAGCAGATCAGCCGCAAGGGCGCAGCAAACGGCTATCCTTCGCTCGGCGCTGATGGCAAGATCCCCTCGTCCCAGCTGCCGGCGATTGCCATCGTGGATACCTTCGTGGTCAACACGCAGGCGGCCATGCTCGCGCTCTCAGCTCAGAAGGGCGACGTGGCCGTGCGGTCGGACCTCAACAAGACCTTCATCCTTCAGGCCGAGCCCGCAAGCACGCTCGCCAACTGGCAGGAGATGCTCACCCCGACCGATGCCGTGCTCTCGGTCAACGGCAAGACGGGCGCGGTCACGCTGACGACCTCGGACGTGGCCGAAGGCTCGAATCAGTACTTTACGGACGTGCGCTCGCGGGCAGCCATGACCAAGGCTCGCATCGAAGAGCTGCTGTCGGGCACCATCTCCACCCACGGCCATGCGATCGCCGGTATCACCGGGCTTCAGACGGCATTGGATGGGAAGTCCCCTGTCGGCCATGGGCACGTCATAGGCGACGTGACGGGGCTCCAGTCCGCCCTGGACGGCAAGGCAGCAGCATCTCATACCCACACGATCGCCAATGTGACCGGCCTTCAGGCTGCTCTCGACGGGAAGGCAGCGAAGCGCAAGTATATCGGAGACCCGTTGCTAGCCTTGGCGCTGGGACTGACCTACCAGAGCATGCGTACCCCAGTTGCGACGGTTACGGTAGGAACTTCTCCTGTTGGAGTCTGCTTCGACGGCACGCACGTCTGGGTAGCTAACCAAGGCTCTGGCAACGTCTCGAAGATCAATCCCAGCACCAACAGCGTCGTTGCAACAGTCACGGTAGGCACCAACCCAAGCAACGGTCTGGTTTTCGATGGTACGCACATCTGGGTAGCTAACCAAGGCTCTGGCAACGTCTCGAAGATCAATCCCAGCACCAACAGCGTCGTTGCGACAGTTACGGTCGGGAGCACTCCCCGCGGAGTCTGCTTCGATGGTACGCACGTCTGGGTGACCAACTATGGCTCAGGCAACGTCTCGAAGATCAACCCGAGCACCAACAGCGTCGTTGCGACAGTCACAGTCGAGGCCGTTCCACGCGGAGTCTGCTTCGATGGTACGCACGTCTGGGTGACCAACTATGGCTCAGGCAACGTCTCGAAGATCGATCCCAGCACCAACAGCGTCGTCGCGACAGTCACAGTCGGGAGCGCTCCTGCTGGAGTCTGTTTCGATGGTATGCACGTCTGGGTGACCAACTATGGCTCAGGCAACGTCTCGAAGATCGATCCCAGCACCGATACCGTCGTTGCGACAATTGCAGTAGGATCCCAGCCTGCTGGAGTCTGCTTCGATGGTACGCACGTCTGGGTGACCAACTATGGCTCAGGCAACGTCTCACAGATCAACCCGAGCACCGATACCGTCGTTGCGACAATTGCGGGCGGCAATAATCCAAACGGAGTGGCTTTCGACGGCACGTACGTATGGATAGCAAATCAAACCATAGGTTACGTCTCAAAGATTTACACCGGAATATAAGGAGACAAGATGCACATCTCGTACGACTCCACAGGCAAGATCCTCGCCGCAGGTCAAGCGGACCAGATCACGACGGGCAATATCCTCGTCGTACCCAGCGTGCCTGTCGACTTCCTCCAGACGTTCTCGCTCGGCAAGTACATCGTGGTCGGCGAAGAACTGACGGAAGTGGAAGGATGGGAACCGCCCGAGCCGCCCTCCCTTCCCCTCTGAATCATCCCGCCCCCTCACCCCGAGGGGGCATTCTCTTTGGAGGACACCATGCCTAGCATCCAAATCCCGGCCTTTACCGGCCTGAACTTGCGCGCCGCCCCTCACCTGCTCAAGCCGGGAGAGGCGACGTGGGCCCATGACTGCGTGCTCGACTCGGGGGCGATCGTGCCGCAGTCATGGGCCGGCACGACGATCACCAGCTTACCTGAAGGGACGAAGAGTTACGCCTACTGGAATGGAGCCTGGCAGCACTCGACTACGGACCGCTGGTACGCCGAGTCTGGCCAGTATCTCTACTGGGCGGATGGAGGGACGCCCGGAAAGCAGAAGGTGGGGGGATCGCCTATTCGCCTTGGCGTGCCGGCTCCAACTACCACGCCGACAGCAGGATTCACATCGGGAGAGTTTCCTGGTGTCAACTTTGAAGGGAGCGACATTCAATACGTCGTGACCTTCATTCGTACAGATGGCGAGGAGTCAGCGCCATCCTTCCCGGTTGGTTCGCAGATCGATCGGTGGGGGCTGTTTAACACCATCAGCGACACCCAGACCGACGACATCTACCTGTACACGATAGCGGCCTTCCCGTCTTCCGGGGCCCTGCTGGTGGATGGGGAGATCATCAAGTACACCTCTGCCACGCCTACCAAGGTCGAAGGGTCATTTACCAATAACGCTGTGGGACTTGGCGGTGTCACGAGGGGGGCTAATGGCACGCCTCGCAAGGCCCATGTCCGAGGGACGCTAGCGTCTGTGTGCGCCTCGTCTGCGGACCTCTACAACATCCCGACCGCTCCCGCCGGCGACGGGGTGACCGGCCGCAAGATTTACCGCCTGGTCGGCAACGAGTTTCGCTACGTGGCGACCATCCCCGACAACACGACGACCACCTATTCCGATGGCCAGCCAGCCAGCTACTACGCCTCGGCGGCCATCCTCACCTCCGACGACCACGATCCTCCTCCCAACCTGACCGGCCTCGTCGGTCCCCATAACGGCATGCTCTTCGGCTGGATCGGCAAGGCCTTGCGCTGGAGCAAGGTCGGCAACTTCGACGCTTGGCCCGAGGAGTACACCTTCGACGACTTCCCGGCCGATATCACCTGCGCAGTACCCTGGGGCGGCTTCCTGGCGGTATTCACCCCAGAGGGCATCTACGCGATCAGCGGCAGCCATCCGGAGGCCTTGAGCCGCGTCAAGGTGCAAGGGACTCGGGGATGCTCGGCGCCGCGCTCCGTCGTGAGCGTCGGCTTCGGTCTGCTCTACGTGTCGGCCTTCGGCGTCGAGCTCTTCGACGGGCGGGCCTCGCGCTCGCTCAGTTACGACAAGCTCGGAGAGCGCGTGGTGCTTACTAACCCGCGAACGGTCTTCCAAGGCGGCCGCGCTTACATCTACCACAGTGGAGCCAACCTCAACGGCGTGACCCGGCTCAATCACTGCCTCGTCTGCGACCTGAGGGGTGGAGAGCCGATCTGGACGACCTCTGGCAGCCAGTCTGTGTTTTCCTACGTGCGGCCATCCGATGAAGCGCTATTCATCTTGATCGGCACCACCTTGGTACAGATAGTGCCGGGTGGCGGCAACACGTGGCACTACTCGACCGGCCTTCTCGACGCGCAGGACGCCCGCCAGGGTAAGCTCTACTCCGTCCTGCGCCTGGATGCCGAGGGGGCGCTCACAGCGACTCCCAAGGTCAACGACACGACGATCAACGTAGGAGACCCCCCGGCCGCCTTCGCCATCACGACGAGCGGCGCACGTACCCAGCACCGGAAGCGGATGCCCGCCAAGCGAGGGGAGCGTTTCTCGCTCGACCTGACGGGATCCGGGAAGCTCTACGGCCTGGCCGTTGAATACCAATAGGAGGCAGCATGCAAAGCCTATGGCAGCTGGTGAAGGACCCCGACCTCCGCGAGGTGATCCGGCGGATGGAGGAGGAAACCGCGGCGCTCGAGCGAAGGGCGGCCGCGCTGGAGAAGCGGATCGCCGAGCTCGAGAAACAGGTGAAGAAGTAGCCCCGTCGAAAGGCGGGGTTTTTGCATGAAAGGGGGATAGGATGGCGCAAATCGGATTCGTAGACCCGAATTCCGTGGATCTCACGAAGATGGATGTCAGCAAGGTAAATCCTTCGGCGTTCAAGACCACGGGGCCGGCAGCAACGGGGAACCCTTGGAACTACAGCCTGGGTAGCGGCTCTGGATCCCCGAGCGCTTGGCCGTCGGCGCTGCCGGGCCAGAACTCGCAGGCGACCGACCTGCAAAGCATCCTGCGCCGGCTGGCTGATTCGATGGAGGACGACCTCTCGGCAGGCCGCTCCCAGCGCGACGCCTTGTACTCGTCAATCGCCGGGAGGGCAAACCCTTACGGTCAGGGTAATCCTGGACTACAAAAGCTTCTGGCGCTCCAGCAGGGCTCAATCCAGCGAGGTTTCGCGGATGCGCGCGAGCAGACCATGCGCTCGCTCGCGCAGCGTGGGGCGCTCGGGACGGCCCAGGAGACCTCAGCGCTTCGGCGGCTCGCCATGGATCAGGGGCGCGCAACTTCCGGAGCTGAGGCACAAACCCGGGCGGATGCCTACGGCCAGGAGCAGCGCTACGAGACCATGCGGGATAGCCAACTCGCTAGCTTGCTCGGAATGCTCCGCAGCGGCGGCGGGGCGAGCACCTACGCCTCGCTCTTGACTCGCGAGGATGGCTTGGCTGATCAGGCCTGGAATCGCCAGCAGTACCAGGATCAGCAGAACCAGCAGTTGGTGAGCGGAGCGCTTCGGTTGCTGCCGCTACTTCTCATGGGGGGTTAGCCATGGCCTTGAATCTCTTACCGCTATTGCTCGGAGCAACCCAAGGGCTGGGCGAGGGCCTCCAGGTGCGAAACCAGCTCCAGGAGCAAGCCCGCCAACGCACGCAACAGGATCAGCAAAATCGCCTGGGTACGCTATTGAAGCTGATCGAGGGGCAACGCGAGGGAGCTTGGGGGACTGACTTCTCAAGCCAGATCTGGAAGCAGGCAGGCTATGAACCGATGAAGCAGACGATCCAGGTCCCTCGGCAGGAGTACGTCGGCCAGGTCGAGGCCTCGCGCAAGGATCCCGGCATGGTCGGTCCCATGCCTGCAGTGAAGGGCTACACGACGGTCTACGACCCGAAAGAAGTCAGCATCTTCGAGACGATCAAACCCCCGGCGCCGAAGCCAGTCGAGGTTGCGGGTAACCTGGTGAATCCATTGACGGGACAAGTAGTCTACCAGGCGCCCCCGAAGCCAGCCCCAGCGCCTAAACCCCAGATGGGATGGATTCCGCAGTCGGACGGGCGCAAGGTTTGGGGTGAACTGACCCCTGGTATGGTTGCTGCCCCTACGCCAAAAGCAGCGCCCGATCCATCGATTACCGAAGAGCGCGAGGCCCGCCGGCAAGAGCGCGAGGATCGAAAGCGCGAAAAGATGGAGAGAAATTTTCGGGACCAAGCTGAAAAGCTAGTCCCGAAAGTAGTTCCGTCTTCGCTTGATTTGCCGGGCGATTACGAACAGCGATTCGCGGATCGCAACGCAGCGGTTGAGGCGGTCTATCGAGGTTTACTCCACCAAGTCCAGACCAAGGGCCAGAAGCCCAAGAAGCAGACTTCCCCAGCTCAGCCGAAGAAAACCAGCCTCGTGGAAACCCTCAAGGCCGGTGGATTGCTATAAGGAGCTACCAGATGGCATGGCAAGAAACGTGGTCCGAGATCACGAACCACCCCGAATGGAAAGACCTTCCCAGCGACATCCAGATGAAGGTCACGCGCAACTTTGCTAAGAAGGTCGTCGGTCCCGAGGTCGGCAAGAAGTCGGATGCCTTCAAGGGCTTCATCCAGGACAACATCATCTCGCGGACCACGCGACATGGCGATACCCGCCAAGGATCCGTTGGCGCAGGGTTCAAAGAGGGCTTCAACCGTAACCTTGGCGGGCTTGCGGTTGAAGCCGCAACGGGGCGCAAGGCTCTGCGCGAAGAGGGCTCGGCGATCGCCAACAACCCCATGTCCATCCTGGCAGAAACCACCGGCGGTATCGTGGGCGAACTGGCAGATCCGATCGGCCTCGCGGTCGATGCGGTCACGGGCGGCGTCGGCGGAAAGCTGGTGAGGCAGGCGACCAAACCGCTAGCCAAGAAGGCGATTGCCGTTGGTGCTGGCGCAACCTCGGGTACCGTCCAGGGCGCGGGAAGCGCTGCGCTCCAAGGCCAAGTAAACGGCGAAATCAGTGCTTGGGACGTGGCGAAAACGGGAGCTCTTGGCGCAATGCTCGGCGGCGCCATCCCTGCAGCTACGGCAGCAAGAGGGACCCGCGCCATCCGTGCGGCTGCGCAAGCAGGCGATCAGGTCAAGAGCTTAGACGATAAGGCCTTGCTCGACTATTCGCGCTTTGGTGACGCTCTGAGCCCCGAGCTACGGACAGCCGTTCAGCACGAGATGGCTGCGCGTGGTATCGCGCGTCATGCCTTGCCTCCGACCCAGATGGAAGCCGAGATGATGGCGGCAGGCCTCACCCCCGAGCAGCGAGCCCAAGTCTTCGCCAATGCACAGAGCCCATCGCAGGCCCCGGCCCCGCTCCAGCTTCCCGAGCGGTCACAGATCAATGTCCCGCCGGGTGGTTTCCGTACGGCGCCGGACGCCATGACGGATCAGTTCTCGCGCGTGGAGTTCAATAGCCAGGCTCCACGGCCGCCTCAGCCATACTCGGTCGGGAACATGATGCCGAACCTCGGCGAAGGTGCGGGCTACGTCGGGCCTGCCGTACCGATTCGCAACCCCGCGCCTGCTGCGTCTGGCCCTGCCTATCCGAACACTGGCATGCTCGGTGCTGCAAGCGATGCTCCCGCTCCCACGGGTGCGGAACTCTCGCTGCTTCGTCAGTTCTTGCCCCAGCGTCAGGATCCGATTCCCCGCGTCTCGGACCAGGCGCGCCCGGTAGCGGGGCTGGACACGCTACGGCGCCCCTCGGCCGCCGATCCGTTCGATCTCTTGCGGATGGATGCCATGGGAATCGGCAAGCGCCAACCCATGGCGCTCCCGCCGTCGCCGCTTGAGGCTCAGATGATCGAGGCAGGGCTCCCGCCCGAGGTGCGCGCGCGGGTGCTGGCGGCCGCTCAGAATCCCCCTGCGCTGCGCCAACCGCTCGCGCTTCCGGAACGGGTTCCTATCCGGGTTCCGCCCGGCGGGTTCCGCGATCCCAATGCGGCTCTCACGCAGCAAGTCGCTCAGCCGCCCGTCAATCATCAGCGAATGGCTGACGAGTTGAGCTTTGCCTACGATGTGGCCGCCAGCTCAGGAAACGAGCAAGCCATGACCAAGATTAGCCAGGCCATGGAGATGCTCGGGGCCCACCAGGGCGGCCAGCGCCATCTCCCGGTCGAGCAGATGGTGAGGGAGGCCATCGAAGCTGTAAACCCTACCGGACCCGTCGGTGATGCGGGACAAACCATCACCACTGCGACTGGCAAGAAACCCGCCTGGAACTCCACCAAGGGGCTTGTGCGATCGGACGCCATCTACACTAACCAGGCAAACAAGGCGATCGATGCGGAGCTTGAGGTCTTCGAGAAGATGAAGCCCGCTATCCGGGAGGAGATCGGGGGTCGCCTGGAGAAGGCTATGGCGGATCGTGATCTGGAGACTGCCTCTCGCCTGACTCAGCTCGGGCGAGAGGTGGACGATGCGAGTTGGGCGCATCAGCTCAGAGAGATTCAGACCTCGCTCCAGATGGAAGGCGGCGGCAAAGCCGCTCGGTCTTTCGCTAACCTTAGCGCTCACGGCCCCATCTTCCGAGAGTTCCGCCATGACGCTCAGGGGGCGATCAAGAAGCTCATGGAGGCTCGGGACGGGGAGGCTGTCGCCGCCCTTCATCATCCTGAGGTTGGTGATATCGATCTGATGTGGGGGAAGGAGGGGAGCGGCAAGAGTGATGGGCATGGCTTGGCGAAGATCGCCAAGTACCATCCCGAGGTGCTAGAAGATTTTCAAGGAATCCTCTCTCGCATGCACGTTTACGAACGCAGCAATAACCGCATTCAGTTAGCGACGGAGGGCGATACTCACCGTGCCACTATTCGATTGGAATGGGATGGTGAGGCAAAAACCTGGCTATTGACCGAATTTGAGGTCAAGCCGGAAAAGCGAAACCCCTCTCGTACCGGAAGGAGGACAGACGTTCCCGGCAACGAAGGCGGAGCGACGACTCCCGCTCCGCGAGAAGGGCTTAACAATAATATACCTGCAACCCCTCAGGAAGACAACTCCCTCTTAGGGCGAATCCTCAACGACGAGGAAGGAGCTTTGGATTTGGGCGCACTCCGACGCGCGCCGAAGAACATCGCCGATCGCCTTGGTAGGGCGGTGGATGAAGTCGGTGGACAGGCGATCCTCAGTCAGATCGAGGGCGTCAATCCTTCGGACGCTGCGGCCTTCGTCGGCCCGGGCGCTAAGAACCTGCGCGGTGAGGCCAAGCGGGCGGTTGGCGAGTTCACCCAGGGCGAGCGCCTCCGGACTACGGCCATGCCCCATGCGGTTGAAGCGGTTGATCCCGAGGACTTCCTGAACTTCTCGAAGCTCGCGATCTCCGAGGGTGAGGCCAACAACCTAGCGCGGCTCGTCCAGCAGTCCGTTGTGGAGACGCAGGGCAACCCCAAACGGGTGGTGACGTTCGACGAAATCAAGGCCGAAGCCGCCAAGATCGATCCCAGGCTGATCGCGGAGCTTCGCCCCCCGAAGGACGGCCATACCATCCACCCCGCCGTGAGGCAGGCGGCTCGCGATCGGCTGAACGCCATCAACAGCGAGGCTACTCGCCGCTCGGCAGATCTGGAAAAGGGGCGCAATACCATGACGGAGGCGGAGGTCCGGGCCGAGGAGTCGTTCATCCATCGCTTGGAGCGGGACGCCAAGGGCATCATCGACGTGCTCTTCCAGACCCGTTCCCAGGACGGCCGCAACCTCGCCTATCACCGCATGACCGCATCGAACTCCTTTGACGCGGATTACTGGGTGAGTCGTGCGAAGCGGGCGGCGGGCGGGGCGCTGTCGGACGACAAGCTCCGAACGGTACGCGACTTGATCGCGCGCGGTGCCGAAGCGCAAGCCAAGGGCGACAAGGCCGAAGCAGATAACGTGCGCTTCCTGCTGGCCAAGGAGCTGATGAAGCTCGAAAAGACCGGCCCCATGGAGACGCTACTCGCGCTCCGGAAGGCTGGCTTGCTGTCGAGCGCCAAGACTCATACCCGGAACATCTTGGGCAACACGAGCTTTGCGGCGCTCGAGGAGATCCGGCGGGTGCCGTCGGTGCTCGCGGACATGGCCTTGGCGACCGCCACGGGGAACCGGACGGTCGCAGGGCCATCCGGCAAGGCTATCTGGCGCTCAACCTACGAGGCTGCTACCCGCGGCGTCAAGGAAGCCAAGGAGGTCTTACGTCATGGCGCCACCTATGACGACCTGGTGAACCTCAAGCTCGGAAGGGAGGTCAACAGCGGTAACAAGATCCTGGATACCTACGCCAACTTCCTGTTTCGCTCGCTGTCGGGCGAGGACCGCGTATTCAAGGCCTACGCCTACCGGCGCTCAGTCGAGGCCCAAGCCAAGCTCAAGGCCATCAACGAGGGCTTGAAGGGCGAAGCGGCAAGGAAGGCGGCGAAGGAATACTCCGAGAAGCCGACGAGCGAGATCATCGCCCAGGCTATCGCAGATGCCGAGTTCGCCACCTTCACGGACGAGAACATTCTAGCTAAGGGGATCCAGCGGCTGGAGAGTGTTCATCCAGGCGTGAGGGCGGGCGTCGATCTGGTGGTCCCGTTCAAGAACACTCCGCTGAACATCGTCGCTCGGATTCTTGATTACACGGGGGTCGGACTGGCATGGGACAGCGGGAAGATCGTAGCAAACCGCCTCAAGGCACAGCGCTTACTGGATGGCCTCAACCCCCAGGAGCAAAAGGCAATTGCCGACCAGCTCGGCCGAGGGCTCACGGGCGCAGGAGCCCTCTTCCTGGGCTACAAGCTCGCGGAGGCTGGCCTCATGACCGGCACCTATCAGGAGGACAAGAGCAAGCGCAACGTCGATGAGGCCGCCAATCGTCAAACCGGAGCCATCAAGATCGGTGACTCTTGGCAGCAAGTTGCTGCGCTCGCTCCGCTGGGGAACCTCCTGGTAACCGGGGCGACCATGTACCGGGATGGGGGCGGGGTTTCTGGAATGCTTGCCACTGCGGCCAAGTCGGCGCTGGAGCAACCATTCTTCCAGGGCCTTGAGGCAGTTACCAAGGTCGCTCAGGATCCGGCCAAGGAAGCTCCGAAGCTGGTTGGCGACCTGGCGGGCAGCTTCATCCCAACGTTCGTCAACGATGCGGCTACGGCGCTCGACGACAAGAAGCGCGAAACCAAGACACCCTTGGATCGCATCCAAAACCGGGTACCGGTGCTGAGGAATCAGCTACCGGCCAAGGTGGATGTTCTCGGGCGCGAGGTTCCAAACGATCGACTTCATGCGATCAACGCCTTCTTGAGCAAGGAGGCGCGCGAGGACAAGGATCCGGTAGTCCGCGAACTCCTGCGCCTCGACGTCGGGTTAGCACCTGTCGGAAAGCAGGTTACCGTCAGAGGGACGGCTGTAAAGCTATCAGATGAGCAGATCCGCAACTTGGGCAAGCGGACGGGCGAGCTTGCCCAACAGAGCATCGTGAGACTGATCGAGCGGCCTGCCTACCAGCGAGCCGATGATGATCGCAAGAAGGCGGCCATGGAGAAGGTCATTATCAATGCCAGAGCACAAGCGCGGCGTGAGATACTCCGCACCATCAAGCAGTAACCCAACCTACCACGCCCCCGCTTCGGCGGGGGTTTCGCTTTGAAAGGACGCTGCCCATGAGCAGTCGAGACATTCTCACCACCATCCCGCACGTGCTGGAGCGCCTCCTCGAGGCCGCTCCCCTCAAGCTCGCCGTCGCCGCGCTCGTCACCCTCGGCGGCTGGCTCACCTCTCCGGGGCTCTACCAGCTCGCCGTCTGGGCGCTCATCCTCGACTGGGTGACGGGTACGAGCCGGGCCATGCTCATGCGCCAGGTCCACAGCGACGCAGGCGTTCGAGGAGCCATCAAGACCACGATCTACCTCGCACTCCTGGGCTGTGGCTACGCCATGACCCATGCCGGCCCGATCGCCGCCGAGGCCGGGGAGTGGGTAGCGCTCCTCATCCTCTACACCGAGGCCGTCAGCAACCTCGAGAACACCGACGCTATCACCCGCCGCCTCGGGTACGACGTGCCTCTACTGCGCCGCTTGATCGGCCTCTTACGGATGCGCGCCGAGGCAATCGCTCCCGAAGACAAGGAGGAAACCCATGTCCCGTAAGATCACTCATCTCGTCATCCACTGTTCCGCCAGCGACCGGCACAAGACCACGCCCGAGGCGATCAAGCGGTGGCACACGGACCCGAAGCCCCGCGGCAATGGCTGGAGCGACATCGGCTACCACCGGGTCATCACCGGGGACGGGAAGATCCACCAGGGCCGCCCCGATCATATCCAAGGCGCCCACGAGCCCTACTACAACCGGGACTCGCTGGGCATCTGTCTGACAGGCAACTTCGACCAGGACGCCATCACCGAGGACGATCCGCAGTTCCGTGCCCTCGTCCAGGCCTGCGCCGTCCTGGCCAAGCGTCACGGCGTCCCGGCGGAGAACATCGTGGGCCACCGGGACGCCTGGGTGTCGCGCATGCTCCGGCCTCAGAAAACCTGCCCAGGCCAAAACCTCTACGCTCTGCTGCCGCGCCTGCGCGAGCTCGTGAGGGGGTACCTGGCATGAGGAAGCTCTACCTGGCCCTCGCGGTCATCCTTGTCATCCTCATGGCCGGCCTGGGCCTTGCTCGATGCTCCGCACCAGCCCCCAGCGTCCCGCCTGCGCACCTCCCGGCTCCCCCCATGCCCGCGGCGACCTCGGCGGCTGCCAGCTCGACGGTGGCCACGACCGAGTTTGAATTTGAGGCGATCATCCCGCCCCGCAGGGTGGCCCAGAATCCGTACACGGTCGTACAAGCTAGCCCGCTCGGGTCGCAAACCCAGCAACCGCGCGGCGATCAAGTGGACGAAAATTCGCCAGGTCCGTACAGCGCCGTACAGGACGAGCCGATCATCATCCGGATCCGGCAGACCGCGACGGCGGCCGCCAGCTCGGGGGCGTCGAGCTCGGCCGCGGTGCCGATGGCCGACACGCAGGGCGGTGGCCGGCATCTGGAGGCGTCGCCGACACACGCCCGCCTCGGCGCCATGGTCGCGACCGTGCCCGGCGCCCTGGCCCTCACCTACCAGCTCGAGCACGTCGAGGTGCCTCCCTGGGTGGTAGGCATTCCCCTGGAGGTAGGATTGGACGTGCAAGGCAACCTAAGCCAGGTCGGCGCCGGCGTCTCGGTCGGGTCGAAGGCCTTCGCCACCGGCGGCGGCTACGTAGGCTGGACGGGGCCGGGGTGGTACGTGGGAGCAGGCCTCAGATTCTAA